TTCCCATCAGAGAAACAGTATCTGATTTTATCACTGGTTGGAGAAATGATATAAACAACAATACTTTTGCAAATATTGTTAAAGGATGGAATGATCATAAAGGCGGTATAGCTTTATGTGTAAATACAGCAATTAAATGCGAAACGTATACAGAAGTTATGCAAGAAACATTAAAGATTGGATCATTTCTTAATCTTGAACGATCAATGATTTCATCACTTAGTACAAAAGTTATTGACACGTTATCTGGAGATAAAATTACTGAAATGTTGCCAATTAATCCTATCAACAATAAAGCTATTGATTCTGATAAGCTTAAGAAAATAATGCCTACTATAGTTACTGCGGCCACATTAGCTGGTGCAAATATTCTTGATGTTAATACAGCTAGTTATATGAATAATTATGCAAAAAATCTTAAAAATTCTGAAACAATTTTAAATCATATCCTTAAAGTTACTGATGAATTACAACTCACTAGGAATTCATTATATGATAAGTTAGAAGATTTTGCAAAGAATATTGAGAAAATTGAATTAGATCATCATTGGTTTAAGAATACGTTAGTAGCTAATGGAAGTTCACTATTACATATAGCTAATTCAAGACGCGTGGCTAATTATATTGCTAAGGTTGAGGATATTACTCGCACTTTGCGAAGTATTGAAACTAGTAAATTGAATAATACTAAAATTGTTACAGATGCTAACGCTATTCTTAGAGAATGTAAGGAAAATATTTTGCAATATGAAGCAATTAAAAATACTAATGGAATAAGGCCTGCACCTGTCGGTGTTACTATTAAAGGTGTTACAGGTATTGGAAAAACTACATTAGTAAATGCGTGTTTAGTTCCTAAAATTAAGCGTGCTTTATTAAAACATCCTAAAGGACCAGCATTATTCGGTCCTGATATTGCTTCATGGCAAACATGGAATTATAATTCTCGTGATGAATTTGATAGCAATTATTCTTGTCAAGAAATTGTTTATTGTGATGATGCATGGCAGGCAAAAGATAATAAAGATCATGAAATGTATTTCTCATGGATGGGTTCAAGTATTATTAGTATGAATATGTCTGAAAGTGTTCAGAAGGGAAGACCATTTAAATCGTTACTTGTTATTCAAACATGTAATCAGTATCCTGAAAAAAGCAGTAAAATATTTGATATAAAAGCACTTCAACGACGTTTTCCAATTTGTATTGAAGCAGAAAAACTTTTTGAACCTGAACAATATGATCCTGATTTTAATCACATCAAATTTAAAACTGCAACTATGGTTGAATTTGTGGAAGCAGCAGGATCGTCTCAAGTAAATAAATTTAATCCTGGAATTGAGAAAAATATAGATAATATTGTCCTACAAATCGTTAATCAAATGATTACCAATATGGAAATTTATGAACAACAAAAAGTCGAAATTCGCAGAATTGAAGAAGATATTATTGAGAGATCTGATCCATCTACTCTTCTTCCAATGTCATCTCAAAATCAAACAATAGATTTACAAGAAGTTGTAAGAATTGTTGAGGTTGAACGTCAACGTTCACCCAATGTAACAATACCAACTCTTAGTAATTTAAAGATCATGATGGATAATCATAATCGCGATATTGAACGTGTTCTACAACAGGAAAGACTTCATTCTATTAGAGATTTATATCGTCCTGATGGTTCATCATGGATGGATTATCTTGTTAAAATTGAAGACAATATTGAAATTAAATTAGACCCAGTAATGTTTACGAATAATTATATTTCTGCTGACGAAAATGATGCAGGAAATGATAGATTGTTTCAATTAATCTCTCAAATTGGAGCTTGGAAAATAAAACAAGGTCAAGAAACTCAATTTTTACAAGCATTAGCTCTTCAACCATCAATAAGATGTTGTGATCGTTATGGTACAATATATTGGTGGGGTATGCCTTTCAATAATTATCAATATTTAATTATGGAATCCAATGAAACTAGAACAAGTTTGCAGAACACAAATAATCGAGCATCTACATCAGATATTGTTAAATTATATATGGGCAATATATCATGGTTTCAAAAATTAGCTACATCATATTTTCTTAAAACTATTACAACTGGTCCTATTATGATTTTTGCTACTATGAGATGGAATAGTGTTATGGCTTGGGGAAATAATCGCCCATTTTGGAGTGATCAAGATCAGATACATTGGCGTGTATTACATAATACAGTTTCGATTACAAATTCTCCTCAATATGTTATTCATAAAGCGTTTGAAAACTTTAAAAAAATAAGTGATAAATTTTCTAATAAAATAATTGTCGTAATACTTAAATTGTTAGAATATTTTGGATTAGATGTGGATGGCTATTGGCGTGCATTTTTAGAACGTCGTCGTATAGTAATTGAAGAAGTTATTTT